TTAGGACCTTTGGCTGATAAATGGGGAGCTAAAGTTGGACAAGAGTTCTAAATGAAAAAATATAGTCAAATAAAGGAGGGTCATACCTATAAGTATGACCTTTCTAATAGTAAGAAACTTCTAGAGGAAGCCATGGAAAAGATAAACATGGTTAAAGAAGAATTTTCTAAGCTAGATGATATAGACTTACAAGAACTCGAGGAAGGTTGGAATCTTATAGATAAATACTACGGAAACGTTGTTAGAGGAGAGATATTCAAAAGAAATAAAAAAAGGTATATCCCAAACACTTCTGCAGTTTTTCCAAGAAAAGGAGATAGTTAACTATGAAACATATAAAATTATTTGAGCATTTTTTAATGGAAGAGGATGGATTCGGTAGAGACTTCTTTGTTAAAAGGAAGGACGGAAAAGTTTCCAAATACTATTTTAAAATAGAAGGTGAGGAAGAAAATCTAGGATTCATTATCAATATAGGCAAACTTTCACGAGGATCTTCTATAGATGAAGCAGAAAATAGCTATTGTGTTGTATCGGCAGAACCAATTAAAATCGGAATACTTGATGACTATTTAGTAAATGATACAGATTATAAGTCTAGAGAGGATGACGATTTTAATCTCACTAGATCAGAGTTTATGAGATTTTATAGAATCTTAAGTGAAACAATAAAAGACTATTTACAAAATAATCCTAAGGTCTCTAAAATCTATGACGAGATTACAATGAATCTAAATGTAGATTTCTCTGAGTATAAAGACAGGGTAGAAACATTAATGGGAGAATGGAGCTACGAAAAATGGAGCGTTCAGGAAGGACCGGATGATGAAACTTTAATTTATACTAGAAGGGACCATGACTAATAATATTCTTTCATATAAAGAATTTATAAATGAATCCAGGATTCCAATAGCTTGGGCTAAGCCATCGGCTACAACAATAAAGGTTCTTTCTTTTATAGGGGAGAAAGAAAAAGTAACCAAAAGAGAACTCACGGAATTCATAGATAGCATACCGGAAGACGCTTCTGGAAAAAAGCCTTCTATGAACTGGGTTAGGGGTCAAAAAAAGTATATCAAATATAAAGTCCAAGAGGAGGAAGCAAACTATTTCTCACTAACAACTCTAGGTAAAAGAATCCTAAAAGCATCTAGCGTAAACGAATAAATCTTATATTTTTTACTAAATCCTTTAAAAAATGAAACATTTTAATAGATTTGCAGTAGAATAATAAAATATTTAACAATGGAAAATTACGAAAAAATCAAGGAATTAGTAGAAAGCATGTCTAAAGATATGGAAGCTTTTTACGTAAAAGGTAACAAGTCTGCTGGTACACGTGTAAGAACAGCTTGTCAAGAGCTTAAGAAATTAGCTCAAGATTTAAGAGTTAACGTACAAGAAACTAAAAACACCAAAGCTTAATCTTTATGAGTTACTATATTTGTAAAGTTAGCTTTTTTACTGGTGAGGTTTCTAAAAGTACTGGTAAGGCAAAGGCATCTAGATCTGAAATACTTGTAGAGGCGGAGAGTGTAACTGATGCTGAAGCAACTCTTCACAAGCACTTAGCTGGTGATAATGCAACTGCTCATTTAGATTTCGAGGTTACTTCAGTAGCACAGTCTAAAATCGAGTCTGTAGTACAGATTAGAGGTTAAAAAACATAATCCCCGATGATATATAATCTATCGGGGATTTTTGTATTCCCTAATTAAATTAAACTATGGGAAAACCTAAAAAAAAATCTGCGGAGACCAGTTCATATGAACCTCCTGTTTCGCCAGTAAAAATACCAAAGGGGGATACTGGGTTTAATATAGTTAAAAATAATTACAGAAGATTTATTTGGACCTGGAATCAATACACGGATAAAAAACCCAAGTTTCAAAAAACGTAGTAATATGCCAGCAGTTTCTAAAACACAACAGAGATTAATGGGACAAGCTCACGGAGTCAGAAAATTCTTGGACACCAATGGGAAAGAGGGTTTGAACCCAAGAAAGATTGATTCAGCATACAGAGAAACTATAGTGGAGATAGCTAAGAACATGAAGAAAAAAGCTCTTAAGGATTACGCTAGCACTAAACACGCTAACCTTCCGGAAGAAGTTGAGGAAGTAGAAGAGGGAATTGCTACTATAATACCACATCTTAGTCCTGAGTCTAATAAGCCTAAGAAATCTAAAGCAAGAAAGATGCAGAATCTTTCCGATTATAGAGAATTTGTAACTAAAATAAAAAAATAATATGAGTGAAGATTGCGGATGTGGCGGAGTCACAGATAATATCAGAAGCTATGATTCACATAGAGCTTCTAAATACGACCAAGATCCTTTAGTTGGTAAGAGAGTTTCTCTTATAGATGGAAGAAGCGGAAGAGTTGATGATTCTATTAGAAACAGCGTTGGTGAGGTGATAGGATATGTTATAGAAGGTGAAAGAGGTATGTATAGGGTGTTTAAGGATAAGATCTCTAGCGAGCTTGAAGAAAGCGGAGGTGCCATGGCTTCTTTAGCTGGAACCCCTGGAATGGGTAACGTTGTGCCTCCTGGACCAGGGAGAACTGGATCAGGAGATCAATTTCCTAGTTTAACTGTGGGTACACCTGCAGCTAAAAAAAAGAAGAAAAAGGTTTCTAAAGAAACACCTAATCCAATAAGTAATTCGTTGATGGATTTTAAAACATTCCAAAGAGCATCGAAATCGAACCAATAATATTTATTTTTCTTAATTTAGCTATGTGCAAAGAATTAAGATAATACAGGAAGAATATGCTAATGATCCTTGGAAGGTTTTAGTATGTTGTATATTACTTAATCAAACTAGTAATAAACAAGTAAGACCTTTAATAGAAAATTTCTTTAAAAAATGGCCAAATTCTAAATCCTTGATATGGGAGGATGATTTGGTCATTTCCGATTTTATAAAAACCACAGGATTCCAAAATGTGAAAGCAAAGAGAATAAAAAATTTCTCCAGTGCATGGGAATCAGGAGTAAGAGATCCTTTTAAATTTCCTGGTATAGGAGATTATGGAAGGGAAGCCTGGAGGATCTTTGTAACCAAAGACATATCATTTATTCCTAAGGATAAGAAGCTTAAAATGTATTTAGAATCGATTCAGTAATATATACTACATGAATCATTTATTTACGTTTCAACAGCTTTTTGAAAAGCTTCAAATGGTAACAGCTAACTGGGCAATAGTAAGCAACGAATCTTCTTTTGAAAAGAAAGACGAGAATGGATATTTAGTTTTTAGTAAAAATGGAACATTCTCAATTATATACAACAAGAAAAAGGAGAACGAAGAAGCTAGAATAGAATTTTATTCTAGTAAAGAAAATTCAACAGATAAAAAATCAGTTTGTGAGTGTAAAATAACTACTACTTCAGGATCTGACAGAGTAAAAAAAGGATTTCCTGATATCACGCCAGATAATATGTGGGATATATTGGTGACTTTCTTTGATTACAGTGATCTTGAGAAAGTAGATAAAAATGCGGTAGATGTATTTATGATGGGATTCACTAAATCTATCAAAGAGGTTAATAAGAGTGAGGAAAAAGATCAGCTATCCCCATCATTTAAAGTTTTCTATAAATATTTAAGCGAGTGGAGCAAGAAATCTAAAGAAATTCCTCCGGTTACCACTGACGAGTATAATTTCATGGATATAGTAAACAAATTTGCTTCCTATTTTAAATCAAACAAATAATTAGATTGATTCTTTCTTTTTGAGTTGTTCTAGATAGTCTTTCCAGACAAGTCCGCCCTCTTTAATTCCTGCTTTTTGAAATTTATGTAGCTCTGCTCTTTTAGACATTATATAGGAAGCTATAATTGCGTCCTTCAATTCTATTTCTTTACGATCTAGCATTTCCTGAACCTTTTTAATTGATTTCATTGCTTCATCCCTGTTAGCAAATCTAAGGCCTGGAGTATACTTCCTTTCTCCGTCAAAAGGATTTACGTCTTTTAGGTATACATCCTCGAATAATTTGAAAGATAGAATTTTTTTCACCTATTATATATTCCTTTTTGAAACCTCTTCCCTATAACACTATAAAATAGATATGATCATAGATATTGAGAATACAGGAAATGGATTATCTGTTTCACATTACACTGAGGAAGGGGAAGTTAATTTATTGAAAATTCAGGTACCAAAGCATCTACAATTTGTTTGGCAAAAAACATCGGAGAACGACAAAAGTAAAGATAAGGAATGGAGGTCATGGGACAATTTTCCTGTGAAGAAAGTCACCACTAGCAAGTTTGACAAATATAGAGTGGTAGAAATATTAGAAGCGATAGATCCCGAAATAACAAAACCACTTTGGGATTACCAAACTCCTAAAAAATACTTTGTCGATATAGAGGTTGAGATCACTGACAATCGTGCGGATTCTTTAGATACTGAAAATTCTAAGAACCGGGTGCTTTCAATAGGGATGGCTTCTTCTCACGGAAAGATTCTGGTTATTGGACTCGAAGATATTCCGCAGGATAAAATATTAAAAATAGAAAAAAGGATAAAGGAACACTTTAAGGATCAGCCAGGAGAATGGACTTTTAATTATAGGAAGTTCGAGACTGAGTTCGATATGCTTTACACTTTCTTCTCTAAGCTAGTTCCTAAAATGCCTTTAATAACTGGATGGAACTGGTTTGGGTATGACTGGCCTTATCTTATCAATCGAGCAAAAAGATTAGGAATAGATCCAAAGATAGCTTCACCCAGTGGGATTCTCTTAGGAATGAACCAGATTCCGATGCACATACTAATGGTTGACTACCTGGACATCTATAAGAAATGGGATAGGGTTATAAAAATCAGAGAATCTAACTCATTAGACTATGTTGCTAATCAAGCTATAGGGATAAAAAAGATTTCTTATAACGGAACATTAAAAGATTTATATGAATCAGATTTTGAGACATTTATCTTTTATAACGCAGTCGACTGTGCTTTAGTTCATTATATAGATAAAAGGCTGGACACGCTTTCAACTTTCTTTAAAATTGCCGAAGTTAGTAGAGTGGAAATAAACAGAGCCCTATCACCTGTGTGGACCACTGAGGTACTGATGCTAAGAAAATTCCTGGAAAGAAAAAGAGTTATTGTCAACGAGAGAAAAGGAGAATCACATGTAAAGTTTGAAGGAGCTTATGTTAAGAAGCCAGAAAAAGGATTATATGAATGGATCGCTTGTTTTGACTTTGCCTCACTATATCCTAACACGATGATGCAATGGGGAATTTCACCAGAGGCTTATATTGGGAAGAATTTAAAAGAAATACCAGAAGGTGCAATTAAAACATCTTCAGGTGCGGTGTTTTACAACAAAGATGGGCAAGAACCTATACTAAGAGAAATATTAAAAGGACTTTATGCACAAAGGAAAGCTACTAAGAAAAAATATTTTGAGTGTGAAAAGGAAATAGAAAAAATTAAAAAAGCAATAAAATCAAAATCATAAATTATGGCAAACACAGATAACAAATGTTCAGATCTTCCGGTGGAGGATTTTTACACAGGGTCGGAAGACACTTTAGGATTAGTTTATAACAAACAAAAAGAACTTCAGGAAAGATATGGGTTCGATTTCAAGGATTGGTCCATCAAGCAAATAGCAGATTTTTGGATGGTCAATAAGCATGCTCTTGGCGACGAGTTGAACGAAATGTTTGATGCACTAGGAGGAATCAATGATGGTATAGGATCTGCTGGTTGGAAATACTGGAAAGGTGACAACAAAAAAACGGAGACTATGAAAATCTCAGATCTTTCAGAAGCCGACAAATTAGAGCTATATTATGAATGGATAGATGGATTACATTTTTACATGAATTTCGCTATTTCTATCGGTATGACAAGTAAGGATATTGTTAATCTTTATATGGCAAAAAATTCTGAAAATCACGACCGTCAGGAGAGAGGATACTAATATATATAATAAAAAATTCATGGAAAAATTACTAACACCAAACCCTAGGAGATTCTCATTGTTTCCTGTTCAGCACCACGATATGTGGACAATGTATAAAACTGCAGAAGCATCTTTTTGGACTGCTGAGGAAATAGATCTAGCTCAAGATATAACGCACTGGAGAGATAAATTAAACGATAATGAGAGATATTTTATTAAGCATGTTATTGCTTTCTTTAATAACTCCGATGGGATTGTTAATGAAAATCTAGCTGCAAACTTTTTTAATCAAGTACAATACCCAGAGGCAAGATGCTTTTATGGATTTCAATTAGCAATAGAGAACATTCACGGAGAAACCTATTCTCTTCTTATTGATTCCTATATAAGAGACGAAGAAGAAAAGGAACATCTATTTAATGCTATCGATACTGTTCCTTCAGTCAAAAGAAAAGCTGATTGGGCTATGAAATGGATAGAGAAAGGGTCATTCATAGAAACATTAATTGCTTTTGCTGCGGTGGAAGGAATCTTCTTCTCCGGATCATTTTGTTCCATCTTCTGGTTAAAGAAAAGAGGACTAATGCCGGGTCTATGTTTTGCTAATGAACTAATATCTAGGGATGAAGGATTGCATTGTGATTTTGCTTGTTTACTTTACACTAGCCACATCGAAAACAAACTTCCGGAAGAAACAGTTGTCGAGATAATTAGTGAAGCTGTAGAGATCGAAAAAGAGTTTGTTACTTCGTCATTACCTGTAAGACTTATTGGAATGAATTCTGATCTTATGTGCCAATATATAGAATTTGTTGCAGATCGTCTACTAATTTCTCTAGGATGTAATAAGATATACAACACTAAATGTCCTTTTGATTTCATGGTTAACATAGCCCTTGAAAACAAGGGTAACTTCTTTGAAGGAAGAGTGGGTTCATACCAAAAATCCGGTGTTATGGACAGTACTAAAGATAATAAGGATTCTGGCAAAGCCTTTACAATGGATGCTGACTTTTAATTTAGTAACAGATCCCAATCGAATATATATAAGGCATATAATTAACAACTGTGGCTCAGAAAACTAGATCTCAATTTAAAGTAATATTTTCTCAGGGAAATATCCCAACTCAGCAGGATTTCCATGACTTTATAGATAGTTATTGGAACTTGCCTGATGATGGTTCTTTTACTGGGATAACTGGACCTTCCGGACCTACTGGTGCTACTGGGTTCGGTGTACAAGGAGCAACCGGGCCAACAGGATCTACTATGCTAACATCAGTACCTAGCGCAACTTCCTCAACAGGAACAACTGGAAATTACGCAGCTGCTTCCGGATCCTTTTATTTTCATGATGGATCTCAATGGTGGGTTATCAATGGTACTGGTTTCTGATTTTTATTTATTGGTATCCTCAAAGGGATAAAACCAACGATTTTAAAAAAAAATTAAAACAAGGGAAACTAATTGTCGATTAAAAAATAAAAAAATAAACTTGTAAAATGGAAGTAATAAAAAGAGATGGCTCTAGAGAAAGAGTAAAACTGGACAAGATCCTTAGTAGGGTTAAGAAACAGTGTTATGGATTAAATATGGATTATATAGAGCCGATGGAGATAGCCAAAAAGGTTATTCATGGTCTTTATGACGGAATTACATCTATTGAATTAGATACATTGGCGGCGGAAACAGCTGCAGCACTAACTCCGACACACCCAGATTATTCTATACTCGCTTCTAGAATTTGTGTTACCTCCTTACATAAAAGAACACCAAAAAGTTTTTCACAGGTTATTGAGCAACTCTATAATTACATTGATCCTAGAACAGGATTAAAAGCACCTATGATTGCTGATGATGTCTACGAGATCATCATGAATAATTCAAAAGATATAGATTCTCAAATAATAACAGATAGAGATTTAGAATACGATTATTTTGGATTTAAAACTCTAGAAAAATCATATCTATTAAAAATAGATGGTCTTCCCGCAGAAAGACCGCAGCAAATGTTAATGAGAGTAGCTATAGGAATTCATAAAAATGATTTGCCCTCCGCTTATAAGACCTATGATTTAATGAGTCAGGGATATTTTACTCACGCGACACCTACATTGTTTAACTCTGGTACTAGGAGACCTCAACTTTCTTCTTGTTTTTTAGTTTCGATGGATGATGATTCAATCCAAGGGATTTATAAAACACTCTCTGATGTAGCTCAAATTTCTAAGAATGCGGGAGGTATTGGATTACACATACACAACGTAAGAGGTACAGGAGCTTACATTAGAGGCACTAACGGAACATCTAATGGTATTATTCCGATGCTTAAGGTTTTCAATGAGACTGCAAGATACGTTGACCAAGGAGGAGGAAGAAGAAAAGGATCATTTGCTGTTTATCTAGAGCCTTGGCACTGTGACGTTGAAGATTTTTTAAATCTTAGAAAAAATCACGGTAAGGAAGAAATGAGAGCCCGGGATCTTTTCTTGGCTTTATGGACTCCTGATTTATTTATGGAAAGAGTAAAAGAAAATGGAGACTGGACATTGTTTTCACCAGATGAGGCACCAGGATTAGACGATGCTTATGGAGAAGAGTTCAATAAGCTTTATACTAAATATGAAAACGAAGGAAAGGGAAGAAAGACAGTAAAAGCCCAAGACCTTTGGTATAAAATTATTGAAGCACAAATAGAAACAGGAACTCCTTATATTCTTTACAAGGATTCTGCAAATATTAAATCTAATCAGAAAAATTTAGGAACTATTAAATCTTCCAATCTTTGCACCGAGATCATCGAGTACTCAGATTCAAAAGAAACTGCAGTTTGTAATTTAGCTTCTATTGCACTGCCTAAATTTATTACCCCTGGTAAGAAACCTAAATACGATCTTAATGCACTTAAAGATATAGCTTACACGGCTACAATAAATCTTAATAGAGTAATAGACGTTAATTATTATCCTACTAAAGAGACCAAGACTTCTAATATGAAGCACAGACCTATAGGTATAGGCGTACAGGGATTAGCAGATACTTTTGCTATATTAAAAATACCTTTCGATTCCGAAGAAGCTAAACAATTAGATAGGGATATTTTTGAAGCTATTTATTATGGCGCTATGTGTGCATCAGTGGATCTTGCAGAAAAAGAGGGAGCATACCAATCTTTTAAAGGATCTCCTCTATCTAAAGGACTATTCCAGTTTGATTTATGGAATGAATCTCCAAGCACAAGATGGGATTGGGAAGCTTTAAGAGAAAGAGTAAAAACACACGGAGCTAGAAACTCATTATTGCTTGCCCCGATGCCTACAGCATCTACAAGTCAAATACTAGGTAACAATGAATGTTTTGAACCATTTACATCTAATATCTACATTAGAAAAACACTATCCGGAGAATTTCCAGTAGTTAACAAGCACTTAGTTAAAGAGTTAGTCAAACTAGGTATGTGGAGTGAATCACTTAGAGATAAGATAATTATCAATAACGGATCGGTCCAGGACATAAAAGAAATTCCAGACGAAATTAAGGAAATTTATAAGACTGCTTGGGAAATGAGCCAAAAGGTTATTATAGACCACGCAGCAATAAGAGCACCTTTCATTTGTCAAAGTCAAAGTATGAACTTATTTGTACAGGACGCAAATTTTGCTAAACTCTCTTCCGCACATTTTTATGGATGGTCTAAAGGATTAAAAACCGGAAGCTATTATATCAGAACTAAAGCTGCTACAACTGCTATAAAAGGATTAGGGATAGATACTAATAAGCAGGAAGATATAAAATCAGAGGATGAAAATTACAGCGACTTAGTTTGTAGTATAGATAATCCTGAAGATTGTCAAGCCTGCGGATCATAAATAATATTATGGAAGGAAAAAAGAATACCACTAAAAAAATAACAAACTTTAAAGATTTCGTAAAAGATCACGGAGACATTGATGGTAAAGAAAATCTTGAAGAAATACCTTGTATAATTTTAGCTGGTCCTCCTGGGTGTGGCAAAGGAACACAATCGAAAATAATATCTAAAGGTATGAGATGGAAACACGTTTCTACTGGCGATATATTAAGAGCTTCTGATGATAAAGAAATTAAAAAGATGATGAAGACTGGGGAATTACTTCCTGACGAATTAGTAGGAAAAGAACTAATCTCCTATCTTAAAGATTACTCTAAGCATCACGATCCTAAAGGATTTATATTTGATGGATATCCAAGAAATCTTGCACAGAGAGATATTTTTGAAGAAATATGTAGAGTAAACAAATTAAAGCTTGTATATGTTTTCTTTTTAAACGGACCTGAGGATTTATTAAAGAAGAGAATTATTAACCGAGGTAAATCATCGGGAAGATCAGACGACAAAAGCGAGAAAGCTTTTGAAAAAAGAATGAAAGAATATAATGAGCAGACACTTCCTATGATAGAATCAATGAGAAATGGTGGGAACTTTCTAGAAATATCTGCTACTAAAGATCTCGAGGATGTTTCTTCTTTAATATTTAAGAAATTGAATGAAATTTAATTTATAAACTAGTCTATAACTATTAAAAACAATAAAATGGATAATGTCGAAAAAGAATCCCCTGTTGAAAATCGGGAAATAAATCAACCAACACAACCAACTATCTGTTTAACTATGATAGTTAAAAACGAATCTCAAGTAATTAGAAGATGTATAGATTCGGTAAAAGATTATATCAGCTATTGGGTTATTGTAGACACAGGATCTACTGACGGAACACAAGATCTCATTAAAGAAATCATGGCTGAGTATAACATTCCCGGTGAACTACACGAAAGACCTTGGGTTGATTTTGGACACAATAGAACTGAAAATCTACGATATGCTAAGGATAAGGCAGATTACCGATTAATAATAGATGCGGATGATGTACTTTTCGTTGAAAATCCTGAAGTTAATCCATTCTTAAATGTAACCAAGGATTTCTATAAAATAAAAATAAGATTAGGTTCATTAGCATATTATAGATCTCAACTAATCAGAGGGGATCAAGATTGGAAATA